TATAATAATATAAGCATTCGATATTGATAATCGTTATCATATAAGCATATCGTCATATAATAATATAAGCATTCGATATTGATAATCGTTATCATATAAGCATATCGTCATATAATAATATAAGCATATCGTCATATAATAATATAAGCATATCGTCATATACTGATTTGCCCCCCTGTAGGCACTGGCCTCGACAAGCATAAAATCATATATACTCTTCTTTATAACTGAGCTACTTTTACTAGCATAATAAATATATTATACTCTTCTTTATAACTGAGCTACTTTTACTAGCATAATAAATATATTATAGACTTTCACTAGTATAATATATTTATTATGCACTTCACTGTATACACTAAATTGCTTTTATATTACAAGAACTTAGCCTCTTCGTATACTAAATTGCAAAGCCTCCGCTATACGCTGAGCTAACTTTGTTTGCATGTACTATAACAGGCTTGGTATTGCTCATGACCATACCGCGTATTGTGTCTGCGCCATGACTCCATTTGTCATGCAAAGGTTTGTTTTTCCACAAGCCATGCTTATCATCCCATTCTTTAGAATAGTGCTGGAAGCAGCCACGCAAGTATGTGCATTTCTCATCAATCCATATGTTCGGCATTTCAGCACGCACACGCTCGATACCGTCACTAAGACCAGTTCGAGGTAGCACTTGCAGATTAGTTACACCTAGCTCGCGCAACCTAGCTTTACGAGTCATGTTCATACCTAACTCACGTACGTTTAGGTCATGAGGACCTACTACTTTAGTTACGCGATAAGGCGACGCATCCATATGCGCTACATAAAACTCTAGGCCTTCACCCGTGTTACTGTACTCATCAATAATACGGTACTCATTACGCCAGCGTTGGAAATACAGCAACACAAAGTCATCATTCACGCCCAAGTCCATCATAACATAAGTGTCTAAGTTTTCATCATATAGGTTAGCTATCACATGACCTTTACGAACTATGTGAGTATGATACTTAGGTCCGTAGTAGGAACCATCTTTTACCTTAGTAAAAGCTTCTTGTGGTGTTGCTGGATACTCTTGGAAGATGCTATCACCTAGCTCACGATATTGACCTACCCAAAAGTTCCGCTGCTCTTTAGTTATTGTTCGATTAGTTTCTGCTTCAAGTTCTTGAAAGTACTCTTCTTGGTTTAGAGAAGGACTCTCATCATAAGTACTGGTACAGTCAGGGTCATCCAGCCAAGACAGAAAGACGGGCTTAAAGTCTTTGCCAGGAAACTCAGAGAGGCCTAACCGATTTACTTTTGCCTCTGCGTCTACTGCGGTGTTCCACATAACTTTGAAATCATTATCGCCTTCTGCAGTGCTTTCGATAACAACTGTGTTGCCTGGTTTAATCGCCTGAAGTGTACCAGTCTTAGTTTCTTTAGCTCTACCAGGGTTAGCGTTTGCAATTTTACCATACTCTGAAATGTGTAAGCGTTGTAGCGTTGCTGAGCGGAAAGACGTTCGTATGAATAAGGTAGCTCCGTTAGCAAACGATAGCTCTTCAGTATTGTTACGCACTAGCTGTTGTTCTAAGAACTCTTTGATTTCAGGTGTAAACGTCTCCCATGCTAGCAACGCACGTTTTAGTAGCGTACTAGCTTCTGACTTACCTTGTGCCATTAAACCTACTGAAAGGTCACAGCTGACTAGCGCGTCGTCTAAAAAACTAATAAGCCAGAATGTAGAGATGCCTTGCTGTCTTGACTTGAGGATTATTAAGCGAGGGTGAACTAACGATGCAGCATACACCATGTGCTGAGCATAGTTCATACGGAATAGTATACGCTCGCCGTTTTTATCTACGATGGTATAGAGGTTATTTAAGCGCCATAGTTTAGATGTTAGGTAACGCTCAATAAAGTCTTCGTCATCTTTTGGCTCTGTAGTGAACAGCTCTTTGTCTACTTTATCACCATAGATAGCTGCAAACTGCTCTTCAGTTATTGTTAAGTTCATTATGCATCCTTTTGTAGCTGTCTTATTTTAGCAACTGCTTTTTGACGTTGAGAGTTTAGCCATTTAATTCTAGCTTGTTCTTCATCGATGCCACGTAGTATAGGCACACACTTATGTTGACGAGCTCTACTATGCAACACTATCTTGTTGCACTCGCATTTGTAGTATTTACTCATGACTTCATACGGTTCTTGAATTTAGTTAGCAAGGACGCACCATCAGAAGACATAGTGTTTACTTGCACGTTAGTTACAGGCTTGTTAAAAAAGGCTTGCTGGACGCTGCATAGCGCAGATGTTAAGCTAGCAAGGTCTCTAGGATGCAAAGGGTCGTTAGCTAAGTCTGAAATGTGACCTACTAGCTTGCCTGCTGTGCTTTGTAAATCTTCGTTTAAGAGCTGTAGTCCTGTGACGCCTTGTTTAAAGCGTTCTACTTTGGCGTTCTTCAGTTCTACCTCTTTAGCTATGCGTTTATCTACCACTGTTATCTTGCCATCAATTAGTTCAACATGATGGCCAGATTCATCTGATAGTGGCTCGTCTGTGATGACCACAGGCTCATCTGAGGCTATTAGTTCTCTGACGGCTTGGCTTTGGCATTCTTTGTCATGTTTAGTCTGCCAGGTCTTGAGTATACTCACGTCAGTGTCTAGTTCTTTAGCTAAGGCGTCAAGGTTAGCTTCTTTACCTGATACTTTAGCAGCTTCTAACAATGCAATAAACTTTACTTTAACGGTCATTGGCACGTGCCTGCTCTAAAGCTTTTAACACAACGAAACTAAAGGACTTACCTGTGTTACGGCACTCTGCCTTTATTGTCTCTAATAGCTTTATAGTTTTTTCTTCTCTGTTAGGTACTGAAAAGGTGTATATTTTTTGTGTCATAAAATCTCCATTTTCTTAATTATATCACGGTGTTAGGATTTAGTAAACATATTTTTTTTATTAAACGCTGCTATTCATTATAATGGAGCATAAACTAAAAATATATTAAATATATTAAGTGTTTACTTCTTCCTGCTAAGCGGTTATAATAGACGGATTATATTAAAGGAGTCTGTTATGAGCATCCCAGATAATTCTGCGGCTCGTAACTCCGAAAGCACACAGCGTGCTGACAGTGTTACAGAGCCAACATTTGAAGAACAAGTTAACTCTGTAGTAAAACAGCTGAAGCAATCAGATAAAGGTGTTTGGGAGCTCCCGGACGACGTACAGGTTGCTGACCAAGTTAAGTACGCTGCAGGATTAGAAAAACGTAGGCGTGACACCGAGAGCGCTCTTGGCAAAACACGTCTACAGCTGAAGACAGAAGAAGAGTTGCGTAAGAAACTTGAAGCGCGAGCTGCTGCAGGCTTACAACTAGATATGTCGCAAGAAGAAGCGGAAGCTCTAGAAGAGCTACAGGCGATTGACCCTAACGCTTGGCGACTAAAAGTTAACGAGCTTGAGCAAAAAGCAACTACCGCGTTTCAAGAAGAACTTAATAGTGACAGGTCTTCTATTTCTCAGCAAGCAGAGCTAGAACGAAGAACTAATGTGCTAGAGCAGTTTAACATGAGCCATCCCGATGCGCCTATCACTGACGAAACACTAGCAAGCGAAATCCCACCGCGGATTACTAAAAAGCTAGAAGCTGGTACTATTACGTTTGAAGACTTTTTAACTGAAGCTTATGAGTTTGTCACACGTCCTACGACAACTGTAAGTGCAGCGGCTGAAGAGTTACCTAATTTAGGTAACGTTGGTGGCGGGTCTGCAGTTTCTGATGAAGCGAAAGCTGGACAGGAATTAGCGGACTACAGTAAAACAACTTTTTAACTAGGAGATTATTATGCCAACAGGTGTAGTAGCATTAAACTCAGACCTAGCCCGTAAGAAGTGGATGCGCGAAGGCTTGCTTCAAAAAACAAGCGTTTCATTTTGGTCTGCATACACAGGCTTGTCTAAAGACTCACCAGTCTTCCAAAGTAACAACGAAACTGCAAGCGAAGGTCATACCGTAGTATTTGACTTTGATGGTAACCTTTCAGGCCGAGCCGTTAAAGGTAAAAACCAAGCGTATGGTAACGGCGAGCAAAAGAAAAAGTTCTCTGATAAACTTTCAGTTGAACGTTATCGTTTAGTTGTAGATAATGGCGACCGCTTTGACGGCGTTAACATTGGCGACTTGTCACAAAACGCACATGAAGATTCACGTGCTAAGCTTGCTGACTTGTTTACTCGCTTTAAGGACCAAGCTTTGTTTGATACCGCTCAAGGTTTCAAAGATGGTGTCGCTCCTACTCATTCAATTCAAATTGACGCGTCAGTAAATGCTCTTGCATACTCTGATTTAGTTACGATTGAAAAAACATTACGTACTGGCATTGGTTATAACACAGGCGTGTTTGGTTCTGCTATTGCAGCACCTCAACGTGCACCTTTGCAGCCTTATCGCTTGCAAGACGGTCGTTCTGTATGGGTATTAGTTATCGACCCTTTCACTGCTGCTAATATTAAGAGCAACTTCACAACTGGCGGTATCATGCAGCTAGCTACGTCAGCAGATTTGCGTGGCGAAAGCAACCGTGTGTTCCGTGGTTTGGTTGGTCAAATTGGTCAGCTTATCATTGTTGAAGCAGAAGCATTCTTCGGTACCACAACTTCTAATACTTTAGACGGTTCTGAAATCGAAATCAGCGGCATGCGTCAATATGACAGTAACAACACTGCTTGGTCAGGTGAAGCAGGTTTTGTTGCACCTATCTACTCACGTAACTTATTGTTAGGTGCCGGCGCTATGCAAATGGCATTTGGTAAACAACCTGACTATAAGTTCCAAGAGTCAACTGACTTTGGTATTAAATCTGAGTCTGCTGTAGAATTTTGGATGGACTCTAAAAAGACCAACCTAACAGCAGAAACTGCTGGCGATTACAAAGCAGCGAAAAAAGCTAACCTCGACTATGGTGTTATCGCAGTCGATGTTAAGATTGCATAAGGAGTAAATCATGGCTGATATTTCACGCTCAGGTTTAAACAACCAAAAACGTAGTGTTTCAGTAGCTGTGTTAGCTCCTACTGAAGCAGATATTGTCGCAGTAGGTGGTGCACAAGCTATTACGTTACCTCAACGTTGTTTGGTAACAGCAGTTAAGACTGTTGTATCAACACCATCAGCTACAGCTGGCGCGCAAGTTACATTGCGTGTTGGCGCTGTAGCTATTGCTACTAACGTAGCTGTTGCAACAGCAGGTGTAAAAACAACAAACACACCTGGCTACTTCCCAACTGGCGGAGTAGTTAATATTGTTGCAGGTGGTACTGCACCAGCGGCAGGCAACTTAGTGGCTGAGTACATTATCGAGTACGTTGAACTTGATACTGTAAACGGCGCTTACGTAGGCTAACTTAGAAGGAGGTTCTTCGGAACCTCCTTTTATTACTACTTTATAGGAGCTATAATGCCTACAAGACTAGCTAACATTTTAACTCGTGTCCGTGACACTCTTTCTGACCCAGAAAGGGAACGTTGGACTAACGCCAGATTGTTACGCCTAGCTGATGAAGCTCATCAACTTATAGCTGCACGTACGAACATGCTTCAACTAACTGCTACTTTAGCTCTCACTTCAGGCAAGACTCTACTAACCTTACCTGCTGATGTAAATAAAGTTACCCGAATTCTAAATGAACAAGACAGAGTTTTACCTGTGTATTCCCACGCTCAAGCAGATAAAGTGCTTGGCGTTAATTGGCAGCTACGAGTTGGCAGCCCTGCACAAGCTATTATCTTTGACAAAAGTAAACCTAACGAGTTAATAATCTTTCCGGTTCCTGACTTGCCACCTGCTAACCCTATACAAGTAGCTACACTAAACTCTCTGTACGGTGTCACTGTTGCAGGAGGCTTGCAAAGCCGTTTTGACTTACTAGCTTCTCCATATGGAGTAGTCACAGGAGTTACTACCTTCACGAGTGGCGAGATAACTCTTTACTATACTAAGATACCTGCTACGTTAGTCAATACAACAGACCTGCTAGAGACTAGTCCTGTCTACGATACTGCGATAAAGTTCTACATCGCTGGTATGGCCTTAAGAGACGACAAAGACTCGCAGAATAGAGCTCTAGGTGCTGAGGAACTTCAGTTCTTCAACCTAGAGCTCAACGAAGCTCGGAAAAACAGTTCTATGTCATTCGTTGCTCATGAATCGCAATATGACACACCTTATGTTGGCGGAGTTTAACAATGGCGAGTGTTAACCAAATTGAAAAAGCTTTAGCTGGCTTAGAAGACCTGTTAGTAGGTACAGGTGCAGTAGTGCAGCAACGAGCAGGGCAACAAGTTACTATAACTAAGCTTAACGCAGGGAACATACCTTTTTCAGGCGACGCTGCGACTGGTAACTTAATTACTATTTTAGAGAAAATCAACTCTATTGTGTTAGGCACAGATATTACCATTCACTTAGCAGACCTTAATAACCCACATGCAGTAACGGCTGCACAAGTAGGTTTAGGTCAAGTGGATAACACTACTGATATGGCTAAGCCTGTTAGTAACGCGCAAAACTTACTTTTTGTTCTAAAAGAGAATAAGTCAAATAAGAACGTAGCTAATGGTTATGCAGGACTTGACGGTGCCGGGAAGCTACCGCTTACTAGAATTCCTGTGCTACAAGGGCTTACTGAAAAAGTCAATGTTATTGCTAGTACTGCCGCTACTACTGCTATTGACTTTGCTGTAGGCTACTTACATGCTGTAACCTTAACTAGTAATACTACGTTTACGTTTGCTAACGTTACTACAGGCGTTAGTGTTTCGTTTACTATGGAACTTAGCCAAGATGCTACAGGTAACCGAGTTGTTACTTGGCCTGCTTCTGTACGCTGGCCTGGTGGTGTTGTGCCATCTTTGTCATTACTTAGCAGCTCTATAAACGTATTAAACTTTTATACTCGTGATGGTGGAGCTACTTGGAACGGCTTTGTTGCCGGCGCGGATATGCAATAATGTTATTTCGTAAACTACTAAGTTCTTCTAGTAACAGCGTTAGTGCGCTTCCAGTTTCTTATATTTTTGAAAGTACTAAAAATGCGGCGACTGCAGCAGCTATCGTTAGCACTCTTACTTATGATTCAAGTACTTGGACGTATACTAGTTTTTTTACTTTTTTTACTCTTCGGTACGGCTCTGCTGTAACTAGTGATGGTTCACAAATGCTAAAGTACGGCGGCGCTAGTGCTTACACAGCAGTTAACTTATTTTCGTCTTTGACGTCAAGGCTACACTTTTTCGCTACCTTCACTGCTAGCGTAGGTCCTACGCCGCTAGAAAAAGAAGAACTAGTTGGAGCGGCTAGTTCAAGAGCCTACAGTCTAATAATAGGCGATATCTCAGCATACAGTAGAGGACTTCATAAGTATGCACACGTAACAGGAACGCTCTCTCGTAGCAGTGTGTTACCTGCTACGTTAGCCAACCAACCTACCACTTATGGCATATACGGTGCAATAGCCATAAGAGACATCTCGTTTTTACTTTACTATAGAACCGCAAAGGAACTGTTGTACACTTTAAGTATAGTTACTGAAACGGTGACAGCAGTTAGCTCGGCTATAGCTACGTTACGTACAGATAGTAGAAGCTGTACTTCGTTTACTACGAAACAAAGTAGATTTATAGGTGGTTCTAGAGGCCTCTTAGGCTTAACCTACGCTGACAATAAGCTGGTATCGTGGGCCACTAACGCTATTACTAATGGTGTAGCTCTAAGTACTGCGAGGTCTCAGTCTCATTGTTTAAGCGCTAGTGGCGTGTCTAGTAGAATCGCAGGCGGCTTTAGCGGAGTTTCGTTAAGCTCTGTAGAAGAATATAAATGGGCGTCAGACTCTACTCTTGCGTCAATAGCGTTAGTAAGCTCCGCACGCAGTGATGGCACAAAAGGTGACTGTAGCGCACAACAAGGAGGTTTATTTTAATGTACTGGACAAACAGTAATTTTCAAACTAAAGCATTTATTGCAGGTAAATGTCACACTGCTGATGAAGCTTACCGCATTTTATGTCAGCAACTAGAAGACAGAGAACGCGCTTTGCGGGAAGCAGGCTTTGCAGCAAAAGAAGCTGAGCTAGCTATTGAAGAGCTAGAAGAAGATATTGCAAATGCAGAAGGCATCGCTAAGCGTAAACTTGAGCTTAAGCTAGAGCGCGTGTGCAGCGAAGATAGCTCTGGTGTAGTTGAAGTTGCTAAAATAGAGCGTGACTTTATCAAATCGTTAATTACAGAACTTGAGCCTTTGCGTAAATACAAGCACTTACCTGATGCTGAAGCTCATCAAGCGGCACAGCAAGAAGAGTGGCAATTAGAGTTATGTTTTAGAGCTGAAAACTACTTAGCAGCTAGCGGTACTATTCCTCACGACCACTTAGCTGCTATGCGTATGCACCCTGAGTGGTCAACAAAAATTTCGCCAAGACTGCTAGAAATTACTGAAGCACTTAGCCAAAAAGGTTTAGTAGCTTTTGAAGCTCACAAATCACCATTGGCACTAGGAGTTACCTCATGATGTATTCTAAGCTCGTGTACCCTCAAGCGGTTACTGAGTATGGTCGGCCTAAGCTACCTTACAGTGTGCTGTCTCCCCTTGGCACTGTGCTTAACTGGGACCCTTATAGTCCTGACCCTGCCTTGCGTGCAGAAATTTGGGAGGATACTCAAGGCACGCTAACTTACGACCAAGCGATGGAACTGGTGCACGGCTTAGCAGGGCTTAAGCAAATGCAGAAGCAAAAGTATACTGAAGTATTTAACGCCGCTACAGCTAAGTCAGTGTTATGTAAACTAGTTCCTATGCCTATTGAGCTAGCTGCAGGCCAGCAGCTCTACGCAGGGCTAGTACATGCTGAGCTAAAAGCTGCAACCAGCATGGTAGTTAGAGACTTTGATAACTTAGACCACACTTTGCCTTTAGCTGACGTACGCGCTATGTTAGTTACTATGGGTGATGCTTGGCACGCACTCTGGCGTGCCAAGTGTGCTAAGCACGATAAAATAACACAAGCTACTACTGCCGCAGCAGTACTAGCGCTATAACAGGAGGCCATAATGGCAATCACAGCAGCAATCTGCAACTCATACAAACAAGAGCTACTTAGTGGGCTACACGCGCCGGCAGACGTGTATAAAATAGCTTTATTTACTAGCTTAGCAACATTAAATAAAAATACCACTGCTTACTCTGCTACTAACGAAGCAACAGGTTTAGGCTATACTGCAGGCGGTAATGTACTGACAGGCTTTACTACTAGCTTGTCTGTTGACACTGCGGTGCTTGACTTTACAACTGACCCTACTTGGCCTACATCAACATTGACAGCTCGTGGCGCGTTAATTTATAACTCTTCTAAAGGTAATGCAGCAGTTGGAGTGCTTGATTTTGGTTCAGACATTACGTCTACAGCGGATTTGTTCACTGTTCAAATGCCTGTAGCTGACGCAGCAAATGGCTTAATCCGTATCGCATAACTTATAAAGGCTACCTAGCAATAGGTAGCCTTACAAAGGAGTTACTATGAACACTAAACCGTTTTGGAAGTACGTAAAGAACAACCTGATTACTTTAGACCAAGGGTTTAATACATTATTTGGTGGCGACCCTGACGAGACTATTAGTTCTCGATGTGGAAAGAGAGTAGAAACTTGTAAGTTATGCTTTTATTTATGCAAGTTGCTAAACAAGATTGACAACCGACACTGTAAAGAGTCGATTGAAAAAGATGAAGGCAGAGACGCCTTGTGAAGGGGAAGGCCATTGTGACTAACGATGACTTGAAGGAACATATCATACGGTTAGAAGAACGACAAGCAAACTGTGATAGCGATATCCAACGCTTGTTTAAACGTATACTCGACCACATGGAAAAAGAAGAAGAAGCTTTTGCTAAGCTGTATAACAGGCTACATGCTATGGAAAAAGAGCTAACCGTATCGTTTAAAGAGCGAGACTCTTTAATACACGCGCTTAAGATGCAGCAAACAACATTAGTTGCTTATGCTACTTCTGCCTTCGTTGTTATGACTATTGTAGAGCAAGTACTGCTGAGGTTAATGTAATGTCTAACTTATTAGAGCAGCTAGTTAGACACGAAGGCATACGCCTAAAGCCTTACAGATGTACCGCTGGCAAACTTACTATCGGTGTTGGACGTAACTTAGACGATGTTGGCATTAGTAAAGCTGAAGCAATGATGTTACTGGAAACAGACGTCACTACCGCTATGAGAGAGTGCATAAACGCGTGGCCTTGGTTTTCTTTCTTGACTGACACTCGTCAAGACGTGTTAGTCAATATGGTGTTTAACATGGGTGTCACAAGAGTCAAAAAGTTTAAGCTAATGCTTAAAGCTTTAGAACACAATGAGTTCAAAGAAGCTGCAGTACAAATGCTAGATAGCGCTTGGGCTATTCAAGTTGGTGTTAGAGCCACTGAGCTAGCAGCACAAATGGAAAGTGGTAGCTATGTGGCCAGACATTAAGTTCCCGCCTATAAACTTATACAGCATGGCAAAGGTAAAAGAAAGTGACAACGGAAGAAGCGTTAAAGATATTGCTCGACAATTATATGAAGAAAAAAGGTAAGGTGTGATATGGGTTTTTTAGCTAATTTATTTGGTGGCGGCGATACTACTAACAAGCTTATTGATGGCGTAGTAAACGGTACGGATGCATTGTTCTTTACAGATGAAGAGAAGAGCGTAGCTAATCAAAAAGTACTAGACTTTAAGCTTGAGTGGCTTAAGGCTACACAAGGCCAAAACATTGCGAGGCGTATTATTGCGATTGGAGTTACTTTAATGTGGATGGGCTTAGGCTTAGCTATCCTTATTACAAAAGGGCTAGGTCATAGTGCGTTTGCTACTTTTGCATTCGACTACATGACAGACGTAGTAACTACGCCATTTATGATTATTATAGGCTTTTACTTTGCTGCACATGTAGTAAAAGGACTTAAGAAATGAACGTTTTACAACTGCTAGCTAAGAATAAAGGTCATGCTTACGCTTATGTTATTTTAATTATCGCGGGCGCCACAGGGTATACTAACTTGCTACTTGAGCTAGGTGCGCTTAGAGCAGAAACTCACTATCAAGAACAAGCTATTCAAGCACTTACCGATAGCTGTGTTACAGGAGACTAGTTATGTTCATGTTTATTGGTCACGTATTTCGTAACTCTTCGTTTACAACTTCTGCGATACGCAAAGCCTGGGCTACAAGAAAAGCTATGAAGTCTTTTGCAGCGGCTAACAAAGAATGTGCTTGGTGTGGCAGAACTAAGCGTTTACATGTACACCATGTGTTACCTGTAAGTGTAGCGCCAGACCTCGCAGGTGTTAAGAGCAATATGCTTATGCTATGTGGTAAAGGCTGTCATATCAGAGTAGGTCATAACGGTAACTACCGCACAAGATACGCAGAGAACATTAAAACCTTGTGTATGTCAGCAAGAGTGGTAAAAACAGACAAAGGAGCAGTTAAGTGATAGTAAACAACTCAACAGCAATGCGAAACGCACTACTAACCGTTGAAAGTGGTTTAATGGATAACGGAGAGCTACGCTTTTATTCTGGTCCAATACCAGCTCCAGATGCTACTCCTACTGGCGTGTTGTTACAAACTATTAGCAACCCTACAGCTAACACATTAACTATAGCAAACGGAGTAGGCACTCTTAATGTAGGCGTGGCAAATCCTGCCGTGACCGCAGGCACTATTGGGTATTGTGCTAGCGTAATTGGCACAGGCGCAGGCACTGTGTTACGTTACTTCGACGTAACCCTTACTGCAAGCACAGGTGCAATAAAAGTAGATACTCTAGCGATTGCAGTAGGCGACTTAGTTAACATAACTAGCGCAACACTAACACAGCCTGCTAGCGTGGTGGTATAACATGGCAAACTTAACTTTAGCAGTAGTAGAATCTGCAGTGTCACGAGCGCCTACGTTAGGTGATAGGCTTGTGACACTTGTCTCTTTGCGTAAGCGAGCAATACTAGAGAAGCAAACCGCGTTAAATGAGTGGAACGCAGGAGTGTTGACAGAGCTACAGTGTGAAGCAGCTCAAGATGCTAGTAATGCTGTGCTTGGACTTATTACGCATCACCGTATTGGTGTTGAGGCTTTGATACCGTAAATGGAAAACTTTGTAGCTGACTGGACAACCCTTACAGAAAGTGACATTGCAGCGGTTCCAAACCCTGGAGGCACTGGCGGTGCAGCCCCTGCGTTTACTACTAACTTTGACTTTACTAGCGTACTAGAACCTGACGGTGTTACGGTAGGACTTAACAATCAAGTTACTCGCACTTCTTCAGGCTTAGACTTAGCAGGTAGCGCCGCCGGCGATGTTGGTTATGACAGGCTATACCGCGTGTTCCCTGCTGCTACCTTTGGTAACGGTATAGGTAACTTTAACATTGAGTGGGAGTATGCTTACTGGGACGGTATGGCTCGAGGTACTGGCTATGTTATACTAGGTTTAGCTAACTCTACTGCTGCGCGGTTTTACAACGGCGCAGGCAAAGGTATTACGCCTATCCCTACTGGGGGACCAGGTTGGGATATTTTAGTTGATGACTCGGCAGGACTTTGGCTTGGCGAAGACGGCTCAGGTGCTACTGTAGTTGGAGGTGGCGGCGGAGCTATTACTGACTTAGTTGCAGCAGGCCTACCTGCTAGGACTGATGGCACATTCTATTTTTGTTCTTTAGCTTGGGACGACACGGCTAAGACGCTTACTTACTCAGAGTACACAGATGCGACAAGGGCTGTGTTAGTTGCATCTGCTGTAGTCACGCCGGCTACGCCTGCAACCTTTACAACACTCGTTTGCACAGTGAATGAAAATCAAATAAAGACCCGGTTCAGTGGTCGCGACCAGTCTTGCCAGTTTAGAAACTTAAACTTAAACCTTGTTAAAGGACCTGCGGCGACCTTGAATGCTGACTTAGGTGGAGTAAGTGTTGCAGCTACTGCGACTGTTGAAACACCTGTGGTGCGTTACTACACTCAAACTATACTAAATGATGACGGTACTCCTGCAGCTAACGGTATAAGAACTTATGCTATTGACGCGCAAGGCAATAAGCCAACAGACTATGGCTTACTCTTAACTTACGCGACCACTAGTACTCACCCTAGTAACCATCCAACGCACGCGGGACAACCTGGCTTTGTGATTTACATCGCTAATGGGCCTCTAACAAAAATGGGAGACTTTCACTTACTCGTACTAGACCAAGCAGGAACGGTTGGCGCAGAGTCAGGCGTTAGTTCTACGCTACTAACTCCACAACTCACTGCAAGTGGTAACGGCTAATGGCAATGTTCTTACATGATGGGTCAGTAAATGAAGTAGACTCACTAACGCTGCACGACTCCACTAAGGTAGGTAGCACAACAGCTATGCCTTTTGGAGTGTCTGCTTCTGCAATTATTGGTGCAGTAGTAGCTAGTGGTCAAGCTTTAGCGTTAGCTACTGGCTTGTCCATGACTACTAACATTGGTCAAGCTACGGCTAAAGAGACAGGTCACGTTGTTGCTACTGGCTTAGCCCTAGCTGCTAATATTGGTCAAGTTATAGCTAAAGAGATAGGTCACGTTACTGTCGTTGGTTTAGCTGCTGCTATAAATGTAGGGCAAACAGTAGGTGGAGGCAAGGGTAGAGGCGCAAGTGTTAGCTCACCACTGGTTGCTACTATTGGTCAAGTTACAGCTAAAGAGACGGGGCACATTGTTGCCACTGGTTTGCCTTTAACAACTGCTATTGGTCAAGCTACAGCTAAAGAGACAGGTCACATTGTTGTTGCTGGCTTGCCTTTAACAACTACTATTGGTCAAGCTACAGCTAAAGAGACAGGTCACATTGTTGTCACTGGCTTAGTCCTGGCCGCTAACATTGGTCAAGCTACAGCTAAAGAGACAGGTCACATTGTTGTCACTGGCTTGCCTTTAACAACTACTATTGGCCAAGCTGTAGCGATAGGCCTAGGAGGCTCATACGTTCACTTAGGTCCTGGGCTCTTAAGCGCCTCTTCTATAGGACAAGTAGTAGCAAAAGGTGCAGCTGCCGCGCTACCTAACGGTAACCTTAGTATAGCTACTATAGGACAGCCTCTCGCCCGTGAAACAGGCACGGCTAAGCTTGTAGGCATACAAAGTGCTGCACAAATTGGTACTGCTACCGCTAAAGAAACAGGTACTGCTAGACCTAGTAGTGCCCTTGCAGTAAGCACCATAGGCACAGGTTACAGTGTAGGTAGAGGCCGCGCTAAGCCTTTAGGCTCTATTAGCGCAGCTTATGTTGGTCAGCCTCTAGCGCGTGAAACAGGCACAGCTAAGCCTATCACGACTGGCCTGGTTAGTCACCTTACTAATCCTATCGGTAGAGGAGCCGCAACTGTTGCACCAAACGGGCTAGCTATACAGTCTGCAGCTACAACAGCTACAGCCACTGGACGAGGCCGAAGTAGAGTGGCAGGCTTAGTCGGACACACCTTTATACCTACTGCTGTGAAGTATAGCCCGACTGCAGCAAGCGTAACTTTAATAACACCTATGCGACAAACTAAATATACTGCTAGAGCTAAAACAATAGCATACGTCAGTAAACAGCGAGGCACTACATGGACACTTTAGAAAAACGAGCTTTAGATAGCTTCACTTACACATTAGATTTACAACGAGTAGGTAACTTAAATAATGGTGACGCTTTGTCATCAGTAACTTCAGTAACTAGTGAGCCTGCTGGCTTAACGTTTACTAACATTGTACACGACTCAGCAGCTAAAATTTCATTTAGAGCAGGCGGAGGGTCACCTGGTATCAACTACGCGATTACATGCTTAGCTGACACTGTTGATGGCGACACTGTGCATGAAGTAGTTTACTTGGAGGTCTTACAATGAAGCTAGCGCATTTTAGTGGCGGCTTAAGTACTAGGCCGCACCCTAGCTTGATAAGCCCAGTGGAAGCAACGGTATGCAATAACTGTGATATAAGTGCAGGCACAATTAAAAGTGCTAAACAACCGGGCCCTATTAGTGTAGCAGGAGTTACTGATAGTTTTTATTTTATAGCTAAGCAGGAGTGGCGGCCTAACGCATCAACTCGACGTTATATTGAATATCAAGATAAGCTTTATTGGACTGATGGAACAAGCTCGTTTAAGTACGATGGTGTGACTACTCATAACTTAGGTTTAGCTGGACCTACTGCAAAGCCAGCTATTGGTTTAGGCGGTGTAGGCGCGTTAACAGGTGTTTTACAATACGCTTACACCTACTATAATATTGTTGATGGCACAGAGTCTGCGCCTTCTCCTTTATCTGTAGAGCTAACCACAAGCAGCAGCAAAGTGGCAATAACAGTAACTGCGTCACCTGACCCTCAAACAACTCATATCTTTTTATACCGTATCGGTGCAAGTTTGCTTAGCCTTACTAAAGTGACAGAACTTCCTAACGTAACAGCTACGCATATTGATAACGCTGTAGATAGCTCTTTAGCAATTGTCACCAACAATAGCATCTTAAACCATATGCCTCCAGCTAACATGTCGCAGCTAGAATACACACGAGGGATATTCTACGGTGCAGTAGGCTCTAAGCTGTATTATACTCTTGGGGCCAGTAACCCTAACTATTGGCCAGCTACTAACTATATTGACTTTAGGCTACCTATAACAGGTATCGTAGAGAGTCCTGCAGGCTTGCTAGTGTTTTCTAAATACAAGACTTGGCTTCTAACAGGCAATAGCGCTACTACGTTTACAACTTATCAAATTAGCGCTAGCCAAGGCTGTATCAATTCTAACACAATAGCTAAACTTGGTACTACTGTGCTATTTGTGTCTACTGATGGTATTTGCACCGCTATAGGGTCCACTATAACAGTTATTTCTAAACCTAAATTAGGTAAGCTTACATTAGATACCATTAACGCAGTAACGTACGACGACCAGTACTTTTGTCAGCTTACTGATGGTAGTATGTTAGTATTCGATATTAGGTACGAGCCGTCATTTGTACACTACCAGTTTAATACTTCTTGGCTAGTAGTTGCTAATGATGTGCTCTACGGTGCAACAACAGGGCTTAGCCAGCTCTTTGTTGGTACAGACTCAGTGTACTCATACACTACAGGTGAACTAACAGAGGGTAGCTTAAGCACACTAAAACAATATAAAACTATCTACATATATGCTACAGGCAGTCATAGCTTAAAGGTATATATCAATGGAGCGTTCATCGCGTTACGTGAGTTTATTGGTGCTAAAAAGCCTATACAAATAGCAGTACCTCAAGAGTTTCAAAGCGGTTCTTCTATTCAGCTAGAGTTTACAGGCAAAGGCGAAATATTAGAAGTAGAATACAAAGCAGTGGGGCGGTTAAATGGCAAATAGACTACTAGTACCTCTTGACTTAACAGACGAGCAAGAACTGTCAAGGTTCTTAACTAGAATTGCAGAGCTGTTGCCTACTGTGGACCTTGTACCTTCAATGCTAACACCTATTGTGCCTAGCGCTACTTACACACAAGCAGAAGCGCAGGCATTAGCTACTCAGGTGGCAGCCTTACAGACTCAGATAAACAGTATTATTGAAAGTCTAAAGGTCTAAAATAGTTGTGTCTTTATCTGTTTGTCTGCGGTATAATAATGCGATTGGGAGTAGCAATGACTAGAAACTTTGAGTTGCTTTATAAGAACATAGACTTCAGCTTTGCTCTGGCAGAGGTGTTAGCTCAACTTGACTTGTTCAAAGAAAGTGAAATGCGTCAAAACTTTGAAGGCTCTCCTTTCAAAGACACAAGGTTTATCCCGTGCCGTATGACTTATGAAACAGATATTGATGCTTCTTGGAACCAAGCGCAACTACTAGAGTATAGAAAGTCTAAAGGCGTGACCAACATAAACGCAGAAGACACTACGCAATACACTGCTTTACCGGTGGTGTATAATGAAGTTATGGCCATTTGCGCAGCTCTGAAAACCGAGCAAATAGGAAGAGTAATAGTAGCAGAGCTAGCCGCAAATGGCCATATTCTACCTCACTATGACTTTGGGCCTTACCATGACTTTTACGACCGTATTCACCTAGTTATAGGTGGCCAAGGCTGTCACTTTAGAGCTGGCAAAGAAGTAGTTAAGATGCTACCTGGCGAAGTCTGGGCATTTAATAACAGAGACCAACACGAGGTTTGGAACGACTCAGACCAACCTAGGTATCACATAATCATTGACGCTAAGCTAAAAGGTGACCGAATTGCTCGTTGGCCTGCTACAGAGTGTAAGAATAATGTTTAGCTTACAGACAGAGTCTTTTATGGCTGCTATACCAGAGCTAGAGCCGATTATTGCAGAACATTATAATGAGCTGGCGCTTAATCAAGATAAAGTGCCTCTAGCGCCTAGATGGAATATCTATGATGCATCAGAGCAAGCCAATGAACTACTCTTTGTTACGTGTAGAGAGCATGGTAAGCTAGTAGGCTATTTTATTGGCTTTGTTACTCCAGGGCTACATTATTCAACATGTCTTACTTGTAACATGGATATTTTCTACATTTCTAAAGAGTTCAGAGGCGGTTCTTTAGGTATACGCTTGTTTAGCTTTGTAGAAAGAGAACTACGAACAAGAGGGGTGCAACGTTTCTTCGTAGGAAGTAAAACTCACGCCGACGCTTCAGCTTTGTTTAAACGACTAAAGTTTAATAAAGTAGAGACGTATTATTCAAAATGGATAGGAGACTAACATGGTAGCTGCTGCAGTAGTAGGTACAGTAGTAAGTGGCGCGATTTCTGCGCACGGCGCGAGTCAAGCCGCAAGGGCTTCAGACCGTGCAACAAACGCACAAACAGCAGCTAGTGCTCAGCAGCTAGCGTTTCAACGCCAGCAATATGCTGACTGGCAAGCTGCGTACGGGCCGATACAAGATAACCTTTCAAACTTTTACCAAAACTTAACAAGCGACTCTTTAGTCGCGTCAGGGTTAAAAAACTATGAGCAACAGTATCAAGCAACAGAGCAACAGTTGCAACGTAGCTTTGCTCAACGTGGAGTAGACTCTGGTGCTCAAGATGCGCTTAACCAACAGAGCGCGCTTGCAACCGCAGAATATAAAGCTAACTTACGTAACGATGCACCTTTACAAGTCGCAAGGCTACAACAAGGCTTTTTAGACCATAACGTGCAAAATCCTGCAGGCCAAGGTGTTGCTAGTTCATTAGGTCAGCAAGCAAGCATGTTCGGTCAACGAGCTAACCAGCTACAACAACAAGCTAACATAGGCTTCCAAAACGCGGGCAACGCAATACAAAGTGGAGTTACAGGCTTTGTACAGCAGCAGCAATTTGACCAGCGAGTAGCACAACAGCGGCAACAACAATTCAATAGTACGCTAGCACCTCGCGCTAGCGATACATTAGCTTAAGGAGCTATAATGTCTTCTACTTCTCTTATAGGCTTAGGTATGGCTTTGTCAGGCGCAACTCAAGGTATCCAGAATGGAGTTGCTGCAGGTAACGCGCAGTATCAAGCAGAACAAGACCGCAAAGCAAAACGCGAAGAAGCAGTTACGCGTAAAAAGATAACTGACTTACAGTTAGCTAAGTTAGGTAGAGAAGACGCAATCGCTACGGGTACTCATGATGAGCAACTTGCAGCTACAAAAGCAAAGCTACAAGAAACTGAACTTAAGAGTAAACAGCTTAGTATGAAAATGCTGCGTTCTGACTCATTCCAAGCGCTGAATAACTTTTTTGACTCTGGTGACCCAAAAAGCATCAATAGGTTTTTCAAAGACAATCCTGAAGCAGGCCCATTGTTTGATAACACCTTACGCATCGAAAAGCTAAACTTACAGTCTGAAGAAGACCGTCAGTTACTACGAGGCATGGGTGTTAGCGACAAAGAACTAGACGGTTTGGATGGCAAGTCAGATGGCACTATCGATTGGGAAAAGCTATCACGTAGATACGTAAAGACCGTCCATACCGATGGTACTATTAGCGCATCTGATATGCTTAACAAAGCTGCAACTATGGGTTACGCAGACTATGCAGACTCTAAAACGCTAGAACGTATGAAGAAGTTAGCAGAAATACGTAAGCTCAATAGAGACGCTAACGGTGTAGCAGCACAACATAAGCCCACGTCTTTTGAAACTAAAGTGGCTTCTGAAGCTTCTTATCAAGACGCGATTGCTGCAAACAAAACTCCTAGCTCACGCGACGTAGCTGCTCACACGTTATTTACTTCTGAAACTGCAGGCGACAAATCTGTACGCCGTAACAATGCAGAGCAAGCTATTTCACAATGGTCAGAGCAAGGTTTTAATAAACTCTCTCAGGATGAAATACTACATGGTAAACGAGCTCCTGAAGCCCGTAAGTTGCTGCGTACTATGGAAACTGAGTATGGCATGACAGAAGCAGATAAAAAGCTCATTACAGAGTTATCTAAGGTAACAGCCTTAAGTCCTACTGCAGCAACGTTAAGTGAAGCAGAAACTGGTGTTATCGATAAAGCTGTGTCTTCTATGAGTAGCTACATCAATGATGACACTAAGTCTAAAATGGGTAAGATGGCTTATGGAGCACTGATGAACTCAGTACGCCATAGCTTGTTCGGCTCAGCACAAACAGATGGCGAACTTAAGTTGTTTAAGCAAGCGTATGGTACTTTAGGTAACCAAGCAGGTACTGCGATTGCTGGCTTATCACAAGCGTTACAACAAGTCAAAGCCCAAATCACAGCAGTAGCTGATAGGTACCCAGAGCCTATTATCCAAGGTCGTTTAGGTAAGTCTAGAGCTAATATTACTTCGGCAGTTAAGAGCTTAGACCAACGTATTGAGTTTTATAACCTAGTTGCAGAAGGCATAACTCCTGACGACGCTCATCAACAAGTGTTTGGTAGGCAAGGGGCTAGCATGACAAAAGAAGATATTACTGCAGCGCTAGGACTATAACATGACTAAAGTAACTGATATTGAGTATCTTAAAGACACGTTCCACATTGGCTATCGTGCTTTTGAAAGCTCTAGAGTTGAAGCAGACGAGTTGTGGAAGATGTACCATAACAAGCAGTACACTACCGAGCAGCTAGCTGTACTAAGTAACCGCGGGCAGCCTGCTGAAACTTTTAACATCATTAAGATGTTTTCACGTATGCTGCTTGGCTATTACTCTACGGTACTTAACACTGTGCAAGTTAATCCGGTAGGTATCGAAGACACGCCTACAGCTTCCTTACTAAACGATATTTTAGCTAACGCTATGCGTCAAAACAACTTTGTTAGCGAAGGTGAGAAAATTAAGCTAAGTGGCATCATTGCGGGCTTATTTTGTGCTTACATCAATGTGAAGCCTACAGGCGAACAAGACCAGTTTGGTCGCGCAATGTACGAGCTAGATATTGAGCATGTGCCTGCTTCGGAACTCGTGCTAGACCCTATGAGCCGTCGTGATGACTACTCTGACGCACGGTACATTCACCGCTATAAGTGGCTACGCGAAGAAGAACTAGAAACCTTGTTTGGTGAAAAAGCAGTACATAGCTTGACGCAATACTATAACTTTACTCAACAAAAAGATGCTGAGTATGCAAAAAATGGCAGGCAACAAGAAGTAGGACTTTATAAAATCCATAACAACTACTTAGTTGTGCACTCCGTAGTTATCGACGAGAAAGGCAAAAGCTGGTCGGTGCATTGGCATGATGATGTTATTTTGGACAAGAAAGAAATCACTCACAAAGAAGTTAAGTTCCCTTATAGAGTAGTTAAAACACACACCTCAGATGACCCAGAATACTATGGCATCTTTCGTGAAGTGTTAGAGACTCAGAAAGCAATCAATCAAGCTCTAATTAAGCTGCAGCTATTAGTTAACACTCAAAAAGCGTTGGTACAAGAAGGAGCTGTAGATAACATTGCGGACTTTACTAACGCGTTTAATAGAGTTACTGCTGTTATTCCTGTTGTTGACTTAGCAGGTATCAAAATAGAAAACTTGTCTCGTGAAGCTATAGAGCAGTATACTATCATCGATAAAGCGCTAGACCGCGTACAACGAGTGTTAAGTATCAATGACTCGTTCTTAGGCTTAGCTATGGCATCTGATTCTGGTCGTAAAGTTAAGCTACAGCAAAATGCGTCAGCTATTGGCCTTCGTTACTTATCAGGGCGCATTGAAACCTTTTACCGTTTCTTAGGTTGGGATATGGCCAACTTGGTCAAACAATACTTTACTTCTAATCAGGTACTGCGTATCGTAGATGACGCTACAGGTGCTCGATGGATTGAGCTAAACAAGCCTATGCAAACGTGGACTGGTCAAATGGACCCTAACACTAACCAGCCTGTCATGCGTACAGAGTTTGAAGAGTACTTAGACCCTGAGACTGGTAAGCCTGCTATAGACAAAGATGGCAACTATATCATTGCACCAATCCCAGAAGAAGGCACCGAGCTTGCATACTCTAAAGTAGACCTCACTATTAGCTCTGTTAGTTACAATGATGAAGATGAGAAGAACCAACTACTGCTAGAACAAGTATTGTCTGGCAACGTAGGTCAAATGTTAGCTCAAGTTAATCCATCAGGGTTCTTCAAGGCTGCTAGCTTGAGCATGAAGTCTGTCAAAACTAAGAACTCACCTGAGATTGCTAACATTCTTGAACAGACTGCGCAAATGCTTGGAGGCAACCCGCAAGCAGAACAACAAGCATCAGGTATGGCTCAAGGTATGCCTGGTATGTTAGCGCAGCAAGGGTCAGCGCCTGGCGGAGCTGCGTCTACCACTTTGAACTTGCCACAAAACACAAACGAGGTATAGCATGGCAGGTTCTGAAGTACTTAAGCTAATAACTAAGGCGGCTAAAACGTTAAAACAAAAGCCTAAAGGCATAGATGAGTCTGCACTTAGTGTGGACGAGTTTAACAAACTAGGTCAACAAGTGGTGGAACCTACTGCATTAGCTGCGCATACTGCAAGAGGTAAAAATAACTTCTCGTCAGAAGCAGGCACGTTCATGACGATGTCGGAAGACCAGTTTGTTAAAGCTACTACAGTATTAGATGAGTACAAACGCACATTAACTATGGACACCAAAGGGCTAGACCCTAACGTGTTCCCTAACTTAGATAACGCTTTAACTCCTGAAGCAAAAGCTATTAGAATTGAAGAACACTTAGCAGACGGTATCGGACGAGGAAAAATTAAAAGCTACTTAAAGAACTCCGAAGTCAAGCTAGAAAAACCTTTATATGTAATGCGCAACGATGGAGTATTTTCAGGCGTTAAGATTACTGACACAGAAGACCCTAAGTCAATCTTCTCGTTTAAAGCTGTTGACCCTTCAAAACCACAAACGCTAGAAGGTTACGGCACAGAAGATAAAGGCGAGCACCCTTTAGTATTTAAGCTTCCAGCAGGCACTAAGGTGCTTCACCCTGCAGGCCGAGCAGACCCTAATGAAGTAATCGTAGCTAAAGGGGAGTTTGAGAAGTCTGTTGACGTAGCTACGCGTAAAAACTACTTAGCTGCAATTGCTAAGGGAGCTCCTTTATTCGGCGCTGCTGGCGTAGCAGCTACAGTAGGTTCAGAAAACGCAAACGCAAGTACAGGAGGTTCACCAGTGAACACTAATCAAGATAACTCGGAGTTGTCTGGCAAAATTCAAGGCTTACTAGATAAAGGCACAAAAGGCGGCTTAATTTATCAAAGCCTAGCAGAATCTGGTAAGTATGACCCAGCTCAAGTTAGCTCTATTATGCTTAAAGCGTTACAACCTAAGATTGCAAAGCTAAGGGACCAAGGAATATCTAATCAAGATATTATGGCGTCTTTTGAAGCTGCAGGCATTAAGTTAGCTCAGCCAGAACAAGCTGTAACACCTCAGCAGCCAGAACAAGCTGTAACACCTCAGCAGCCAGAACAAGCTGTAACACCTCAGCAGCCAGAACAAACTAGCCTAACTGGTACTGCTGCGAGTTTTGTAGCTCAAAGTCCTTTAGCTTTAGTTGCAGGTTCTTTATCACTTGCAGCAGACGCTATGAAGGAAGGCTTAACACCTCCAGCTGTAGCAGAGCATTCTCATGCTATCGCTACTATTAAAAACTTAGATATGGAGTATTCTAAACTGTTTACTAGCGTTAAAGGCATGACTGGCTTAGACCCAGCCGCCGCGGCAGCAGCTAAAACAAACAAGCAAGAACTAGACTCATTTTTAGTAACCCAACTCAATAAGCAAGGTATTAAAGCTGAAGGAGTTAACTCCGCTGGTGAGGTACTTATTAGAGACCCTAACACCGGTGAGCTAGTAGCTCAAGATGAAACCCTAATTGACTCGCTACTCGCTGCAGCTAACGAAACAGGTGGCGCGATAATGGGTGCTCAAGCTGGCTTTGCCGCAGCGCCTCCTCTACCTCCTTATGCTAAGCCTGCTGGTGCTGTAGTAGGCGGCTTAATAGGTGCTATGGTAGGTCGAGGCACTGACGTAGTAAGTCATGCCATGGAACTTAACTACAAAATATCAGTTAACGACGTGTTGACTAAGATGAACGACGCAGGTGTAGCTGATGTAACCTTGGGAGCCTTAGGCTTAACAGTAGGTAAAGTTGGTAGCTACACGTCTAGACAGTTAGGACGAGGCTTGTCTAAGTCATGGGACTTATTCGTTGCAGGTAACAAAGAAGGCGCTATGAAAACGCTAAAAGAAGTCTATAACTTAAATGACGCCAAGACTATCGATTTAGTTACTAAGTGGGAGACTTTAACAGGTCAAAAAGTCTTGTCTAGTGAAGCAAGAGCTACAGGCACACTAACTGCTAAAGACTCTGATGGTGTGCTTTCAGCTGTAACAGAAATGACTCCAGGTGCTGAAAGCGTTATTGCTAGAGCTGCAGACGAAGCAAACTCTGGTGGTGTCAAGCTAGCTGAACGTATTGACGCCAGAGCTAAAGCTATCACTGCAGAAGCAAATAAGCTTACTAATGATAACATCGATGTGGTGCTGCAAGACTCTTTAGGTAAATACACAGTAGACACTAAAGACTTCTTTGAACAAACAAAGACTCTTGGTGTAGACTTAATGCAAAACTCTAGTTACACTTTTAACTTTTCAGACACTGCGTTAGTACCTGCTATGCGTGAAGCAGCTAAAGGTATCCACAACAGTGCTTTACGTAAAGACTTCTACCACTATATGGAACGTATCGGCGAGTTAGGCAGTACGCCTGCAGTCACTACTAAAACAATGCATCCAGAAGCCAAGCAGGCTGCAGACGCAACTAAGCGCGCTGACTCATTAAAAGCAAGCCAAGCAAAACGAGCAGACCTCGCAAAAGCTGTAAAAGTTAGAGACAACGCTGTTACAAAAGCTAAAGCTCTTAAAACTGAAAAAGGACGTAAAGCTGCGTTACTACGAGCTAAGACTAACTTCCTAAACGCAAAAGTGGCACTTGAAGATAAACACTTAGCTAAGACTGAAGACATTCGCGCTAAAGCTTCTAGCGTAGAAACTTCAACTATTACTACAACACCTGCTGTTGAGTCTAACTTACGAGGTTTTAATAACTTACTAGAGCTTCGCAAGACAGTTAATGAGTTACGAGGAGACGCTAGATTTAGTTCGTTCTCTAACTCTCAACAAATGAAGCTTGCGCTTAGCGCTGTAGACAAAGAGATTGCTACTGCAGCTACAACGCACATGCCAGAAGGCAAGCTATGGCTTAAACAGTGGCAGTCTGCTAACACAGAGTATAGTAAAATGAAAACGCTAGAACACAACGTTTTGTTTAAAGCGTTGTCTAACACCCGTGTCACAGCTGACAAAGCAGTTAAAGCAATTGCAGATAGCATGACCTATACTGACCCATCTACTTTTATGCAAGTTATGGGTAAGCTACCAACAAAGACACGTCGTAGCGTAGAAGGCGCAGTGCTTAAGCAGCTTACAGCGCAGCATACAATTGGTGATGACGCAGGCAAACAAGCCGTTAGTTTCCATAGGTTGGCTGCAGACTTAAATAAAGTAGCTTTTACACAGCCTGAAGCACAAGCGGTAAAACGCACTGTAAACACATTTGCAGAAGTGTTTAAGAATGACGGACACTTGCTAGCAGCTGTAGGCAACGTGCCTTTGCCTAAGTTTCAAGCGTACTTAACTGCAGACCCTATAATGCGAGCTAAGTATGAATTTGCAAGTACTATGTTTAATGCTGTTAAATCACGTTTACCTTATAGTGCAAACGCAGGAAGAGCCGCGCTTGTTAAAAACCTAGGTAACCTATTAGATAACCCTCTAGACGCTAAGTCAGTTAGCAGCGTGCTTAAAGGTTTACCAAACGACCCGGAACTTAAGACTGCACTGCATAAACTAGCAGTAACGTTTGTAGAACAAGGTAAGCCTGAAGCTTATGGTAAAGTGCCTATCTACCGTGTGTACAAACCTGGCGAGTTCAATAAGCCTAATAACACTAAGCTAGGTAAAGGCATGTTATATTATACAGATAAACAAGTGGCTACAGATATTGCAAAAGCAACAGGCACTAAAGTTAAGGAAGTTATGCAAGCGCATAAAAGAATTGCTACCCCTAATGAAGTAGCTAAGTTGCTAGGCAAGGAGCCAACTAAAGATGACCTTAGTGACCCTATTGTGTTGCAGAAACTACAAAACCAAGATTGGGCAGGACTTGCAGTTGATGACAAGGTTTTGCTGTTCAAACAGTGAGCCAGAGTCTTAAAATGTGCCTACAAAATCACACATATTGATTGTGGGCTCACCAGACTAATCGTATGGACTTTTTATTTTTTGGCCTAGTGTCTATATCCGTTAAAAATAAAAAGTCCATACGGCTCAATATATGAGACCAATTTTTTCACTGTTTTTCGAGTAAGTCTGTTATTGCTAGCGACTCTAACAATAATTGCACTGTTTCGGGCTTTCTAGCAACAATTGCGATGCCGCCAGCCTTCTGTATCTTTGCTATGTGAGCTTTTTGTAGTGCAGATACAACACCAGTTTCTGTCTTGCCTTCTATTGCTATGAACTTGCCACGAATGCAAGCCAGAATGTCAGGGACTCCAGCCCGGTTGGTGGCTATGGTTTTAATAACATAGCCACCTTCTTTTTCAATTAGCTTTTGAATCTTACGGTTGATAGCTGCTTCGTTCATTCAAGGCCTCCTAAGTCACTTAGTTTGTCACCTCTAGTCATAGCCATTGCTTTTAGCACAAAAGCTTCAGAAACACCTGATGTTTGCACCTCAACTATTTCCTTAGTTCCTTCAACTAGCTGAGGTGCAATAACACATACGGCACAACCATTAGTTACGTGGTATACGACACCGTTAACGACGTAGTAGCCATCAAGCTGCCCGCAGTTAGTTGGCATTAAAGGCGTATCAAGTTCTGTCACAGGTATATACTTCACGATTTATCTCCTCTAATAGTTACAAATCGTGGTAAGAACAAAGAATGTTGCAACGTGTCTTTGTCTTGCACTACTGCGTTATACTTTAACTCAAGCACGCTACCTACATAGTCACAAGGGTCTTTGTCACGGTCAGCATCTGTTAAGCCAGAACCTACTTGCACACGAACATGCTGTCCTTCAACTGTGCCTTCACAAACTAATGCGCCAATCAAGCCTTCGTACTTGCCTGTGCCATCTACCCAGTCACGACAAAATAAGTCAGCTGTTTTAGTTTCCTTCATCTTAGCCCAGTCAGTAGTACGCTTAAACGTATAATAAGACTCAGGATGCTTTAGAATAAGACCTTCAAAACCGTTAGCTATGTGACGGGAGTAACTAGCTTCTGCTTCTTGTCTATCTTGAGCTTCAAATGCTTCTGCTTGTTCTAGCTGAGAGCATTGAAGTTCTGCTAAAGCGCCAGCTACCATAACTCTACGCTTTATATAAGGCATGTTACAGCAGTGAGTTTCAAAATCATGTAAACTTAAAAAGTCAAACACATTGAACACTAAAAGTTGTTCTTTAATGACTCCACCCTTCATAGCTGAGTTAATCATACCAGATACCTTAGTTCTGTCTTCCATCTTACCGCTAGCTAGCGTAACTTCTGTATCTAACACGTAGTTTTGTTTTACTTGAGCTTCTAAGTAACACTTAAGAATAGGTAGCTTTACGCTCTTACCATTACGAGTAATAAACTCAATCTTACCATTACGGTTTGCAATAATAATACGCACGCCATCGTATTTAGTTTCTACAAAGCATGGAAACTCAACTTTATTAAGAGGCAGCTCTTTTGCTAACTGCACCTTAAACACAGGAACTGTGCCAGGCTGTACTTTGTTCACTGACGTAGCTGTTACGCCACACCGCAAGTCTTTATTGCATATAAGCATAACTAAGGTGCCGTGGTCTCTACAATGCAGTATAACATGTTCTCTTGCAACATCACCTGATAAGCTACGTTCTGCAAGCTTATCAAGCAGTTCAAAGTCAGCTGAGCAAGGTTCTTGTAACGGGTACTTAGCTATCTGGTGGTCTGAAAACTTAACACCAAAAGATAAACACTTGTCGTAAGCGTATCTAAACATTTGTTTCTCTAACGGTGTTAACTCTTCTAAGTGAGCTTCTTTGTTTAGCCTGCTTGCATAGCACCTTAAGTCGTTAATAATCATAGTTCCTCCCGAGTGAACACTGAGTCCACGAAATTAGTTTTGTTTACTGATACAGTTTCATATACTTGGTCACTTATTGCTTTGTGAACTAACAAGAAGTGCACTGTTATAGGAGTATCGCGTTTCTTGTTAGCTTGACGTGCTCTGCGTTGTGAGTGACGTGCTGTAGAAAAGTCTTGCGAGTATATCACAAGCTTGTCATGACCTGATAAGTCCACGCCCTCAGCAAATGATGTTGCTTGTAATAACAAAGCATGCTTGAAATGTTGCTTTAGCTTTGTTAGCTCTGCAATATAGTTGTACATAATCACAATGCTAGGACAGTCTCCCCACGTAGCTTTAATGTAGTCAATCTTCTCAGTATTGCCTAACACCATATAAGTAGAGTCTACTTTTGCTACGCCACCTTCTAGCATGTGCAAAGACGTTCTAAGCTTAATAGGAGTATCACAAATAAGTTCTTCTCCATTTAGCTCCATAACCTTATGCTTCATTAGCAGATTATAAGCTTCTCTAGTAGGCTCAGCTAGCGTTATGTAATGCTTTTTGTCAACGGGTTCATGCTTAAACTGCAACGCTTTGCGTGTAGCTCTTACAAACAGATGGTTGCAACATCGTAACACTTCATCTACTTTTACCTTCTTATATGTTTCAACAGACCTGCCTGACAAGTATATAGGGTCAGGTACGCCATAGTCTCGAAACCATGAGTAAGGAGAGGTCCACTTACTGAACGGAGACCAATCACTTAATGCCAGCTGGTTAAACAAGAGCTGAGGCCCTTGAGCGTAAGGTGTCGCGCTCAAGTAAATTAAAGGCCTACCTTTAGTTAACACTTTTATGCTTTTCCACATAGCCGACCGCTTTGGAAAAGCGCTAATGTAGCTATGTGCTTCGTCTAAGATAACTAAGTTGAACTTTGTCTTGTCTAACTTTTTAGCTTGGTGATAGTTAACTACAGTATAGTTTTTCTTATGCTTAAATGCAGCTAACGTTTCGTCCCAGCCGCTTAACGCTTTCTTTTTAGTTATGACTAAAATGTTCTCTACTTTTATGTCTTCACATATCAGTATAGCTGTTAAAGTCTTTCCTGTTCGCTCTTCCATTGCAAGGTATACTAGCATGTGGGTAGCTAGTATACCTCTGGCTTTTTTAGCGAGATGTACTTGATGCTCGTAAGGTATCATAAGCCTGCCGCCTGTTTTTGTAGCTGCTTTTGCTTCGCTGAACTATACACACGAGGCGCCCAAGACTTGAGCACCTCTTGTGTAGCTTCTTCAGAGTTCTTGCTAACTATAACTGCTGGTAACAAGCCTTGACTAGTCTGCGCTAAGACTTGTTGACCTGGCTGTAGCTGTTCAGGTGACTTGAAGCTAGGGAAGTCTTTTATTATAGGTAAGCCTTTAGTGGCAAAACATATTTTATAAGTATTCATGTTAGTCTCCTTGTACAAAAGGGCAGTCGTTGTAAAGTGCACAGTACTTATTAGAGCACAAGTAGTACTTAGGGTTACCGCGAAATAGCATTGCAGGCTCAATAGTCTGTTTACTAAACACGTCTAGCACTTCTAACAAAGTGTTTACAGCAAACTTTGCCTTAGCTACTTGTGGCTCTAAAGCTAAAATATGACCTTCAGGTTTAGCTTTAAGAACTACACCTTGAATTAAACTGTGATTGACTGTACGACCATTTGCTTCTGCGAGCAACTTATAAATAGTCTGCTGAGTGTTATAGTTAGCAACTACTGGTTTACGCTTAGACGTTTTAACGTCCGCAATGGCGTCTTCGCTGATATAATCTACAGTACCACTTAGCCTTGCAGCTACAGGGTTGTCTAGGTCAATAGTGTAACGCTCTTCAACGGCTACAGGAATATCAGTAAACGGCACAATGTCTTCTACAAAAGCTTTTACACCTTTTACTGCTTCACCTGTAGCGGTGTTAAGGTCTTCTCCAAGGTCATAGTTCACGCCTGCTAAGTCCATTTCAGCAAGCTCAGCGGCTGCTAAGTCTGCCATAGCAGTAACATTAAAGTCTTTCTTTTTAGTAAGAATAGCTTCTTTCCACTCTTGTTCTACTGCTGCGTGAATAGAAGTGCCGATAGCCGCGCGTCCGCCATTTGTAGAAGGTACGCCACCAATATGTGTCATGGCCCACTGACGAGGACAATTCATAAAGCTGTCCACTGCTGAAGGGCGAATAGTTATTTTTTCGCCGTCCCAATTCTCTAGCAAGTTGTTTAGTTCGTTATCTGTCATTTGTCTCTCCTTTAAGTAAGCCTAATTATATCATAATAAACTTAATTTGTAAACAATTAAAATATGCAATCTAAGGCCTTTTTATTCTCAAAACGTGTTATCCTATTCTGAATAAATAAAAAGGCCATACGGATTGAATCACACAGCCTAAATTTTGCTATTTTAGACTTGAATGGTCACGAGTAGCGTCATCAAGCTCAATCAAAAAAGCAACGTTTGTAAGCAGGTGTGCTAGGTGAGGAAGCTTTGACTCAGAGTCTACTACTTCACCAGCACGCCAAGCTTCTAAGTGGCGCATGGCTGCTCCTACATAACGGTCAAGCTCACCTTTACGCCAGTTGTTAGGCTTATACTTACGAGCGCCATAGGTTAGCACTTCAGCTAGTGCCTTTGTAGTAGTTGGCGGTATAAGCTCATAGCGAGGCTTAGCAGAGTCAAATTTCATAAACTCTTCAACTACTTTTACAACAATCTGCAGTTCTTCTAAAACAGAAGCGCATGTTGCACAAGGTGGCTGTGTTACATACATAGTGCCTGCCACAGGTGTCAAGTTTTTATGCTTTTCACGATACGCGTTAAGCGCAGCTATTTCTGCGTGCACAGTATCAGCAGCTGTAGTTCCGTCAGGCAGTTCACAAGCATCGCCATTAGGATTATGATTAAAGCCAGTAGAATAAATGCCTTGCTTAACTAGTACAGCACCAACCTTACGTTTTAAGCAAGGGCTAAGCTTAGCTGTATCAATGGCAAGTCTATTGAAATCTATCATGGCGAACCCTCACTAAGATGTCTTCTAACATTTCGGTTGGTGGCGTATATAGTGCGCCTTTGTTGATGTTCGCTTTAACGTCTTTATCTGTCTTAGCTACTGACTTTGTGTTGTTAGAAATACAAATAGCTCGAATAACGTCTAGAGCTAAGTCGGAAGAATCTAGTAGTACTTCTAGTCTTGTTAAACAAGATAACGCTAGTAAAGCTAAAATAACGTTTAGCGGCTCCTCTTGATACCAGTGTAAAGCTACAGCTGGCGAAGGCACCAATGACATGTCTGCTTCTACAGTGTCAAGCAATCGTGTGATTTGGTCAGGGTGTAAGCCCGTCTTCCATAGCGCTCCGATAGCTACATAGAAAATGTCGCCTAATCCATCGAGTATTTCTACCACTTCACCAGCCTGGTAAGCTGCTTCAGTCTCTTGCAGTTCTTCTAGCAAAAGCTGTAGCGTTAACTCATCGCTAGGCTCTTGTTCGTACCGTGCTTTGTTCCAAGCACAAATGTCTTCAACAACAGACGGCGTGTTTAATAGCTCTTGTAAAGCTACTTGTTCTTTCTTTGGCATGTTAATTACTTTACCCATTTAATCCTCCTTTTATTATACTTCTAAAGCAAACTTGATGCTTGGCATTGGCGCGTATTTAAGAACCTTAAACATGCTAGGCTCAAAGTTAAATACCGTAGCTTTAGGGTCAAGTTCCCATGTAGGTAGATACATTTGAGGAGTATCATTAGCTTGCTCAAGATACGTATCGACGCCTTCTAAGTGACTTTCATAGATGTGGCAGTCACCTAGCATAAAGTTCAAGCGACCAGGCTTAAGCCCTACAGTTTGTGCCATTAAGATATTCCACACAGCAGCTAAAATAATGTCACTAGGCAGCCCAATCATGATGTCAACAGAACGTTGGTTCCAAATCATTTCTAAGCACCCGTCTTTAACATACCACTGATAGCTATAATGACAGCAAGGTAAACTTAAGTCTTTTAAGTGCGCAGGATGCCAGCCACTGATTAAGTGTCGGCGACCTTCTGGGTGTGTTTTCAAAGACTTAACAACTTCTTTCAACTGGTTAACGCCTTCAAAATCAAGCCAAGCGTTACCATAGTCAACGTTTAGTTTTCCAGCCTTGTCACCCCAAGAGTCCCAATAGTTGCAACCTTGAGCCTTGAAGTCTTTGACTGCTTTAGGGCCTTTAAGAAAAGCAGCAAGCTCACCTATAATACCTTTCAAAAACAGTTTACGCCCCAACAATGCTGGAAGTTGATTATGTATTAGCGAGTCGACAACTAAGTGTTCGCCAAAGTAGCTTCTAGTGACCGCATTGCGTGTCTTTCTAGGCTCTTGAGCTAGCGCGTTGATTATTAAGTTTCTAAACTTTCTGTCTAACATTTTACTCTCCTATAGTTAGGCTATAAATAGCTTCTTCTTTTCCATACTCGATATCACCCCAGTTGCGACCAACTAGAACGTCAACTGGCATAGGTAAGTCTGGAATCTTGGTATACAGCACAAGTTCTTCCCAAGCTTCTTTCATAGCGTGTGCTGTTAATACGGCTAAAGGCTTATACATAGCAGGATTGTTAGGACACTCCCACATAAAGCTATCATGCACGAAGTTCACGAACTTGCAATGCTTTTTCAAGCCTTTGTTTTTATCAAGCGCTTTGAACATCTTGTGCATAGCTAGTTTAGCTATGTCAGCCGACCCACCTGAGATAGGCAAGTTCATAGCATCTGTGTATAGCTTACTTTTGAACTTCCGGCCTAACGTAGTCTCAAAAGCTTCACCGTTACGCCACCTGGTAGTTGTTTCGTCTTGCCATTTAGTTAGTTCTAGCCATAAGTTATGCCATTTCTTTTTAAGCTCTCGTACCTCTTCAATAGGTAACAGTACATTACCTTTTTCAATAAAGATACTACGTAACATGTTTGCTGACCCACCATATAATAAGTTGAAGTTACAGGTTTTAGCGTATTGTCGAGCAACTGCCATAGTGTCAGCTGTATATTGGTGTAAGTCTTCGCCAGACTTAAATCGAGCTTCCATAGCAGGCTCGCCTACAAAAGCACACCCGTAACGTAACTCAAGCTGTGCGTAGTCACTCATTACAAACACATTGCCTGCTTCAGCTTCAAACACCTCTTTAGTATCTCGAGGCAGTTGCTGTAAGTTTTGGTCTTTACAGTTACCGCGACCAGACTTAGTTGTGAACGTGAACTTGCCATATATACGGTTGTTAACCGCTTCTGCTTTATACTTGTTAAGAAAACTAATTTGCTTAGTTAGCTTTCGTGTTTCTTGTACGTCACGTGCGCGGTCGTTGCCTTGTAACGCAAATGTTGCTAGAGCTAAGCCATCTGACTCAGACTCACCAATGTAAGGCCTAACTTGTTGCCATGAGTTTACATTGATAGGAACAGCGAGGTCCGCAATTTTTTGTTGGTGCTTCGCAATAAGCGCGTTAATACGAGTTACACTAATAGGTAAACCATTAGTTTGAAATTCAAATGCTCGGATAGTAGCATGTTTGTCTAGTTGGTACACAGAAGAGTTAAGCCACGATTTACATGCATAATATAAATCAAGCAGGTAAAACACATCACAAGCTGCATACTTTAGCTTGTCTTCTGTTAGTAGGGACCAATCACATTTTTGCATAGCTTTTTTGTCTAGACACTGTGCTTCATACGGGTCAAAGTGTAAAGCGTGTTTATAACATTCGTCTAATGAATACTTTTCTTTGTCAAAGAACTGAAGCTTAGCTAATAGCAAAGTGTCGTCCCAGTCTTTTTGGTCAAAATGTCTACTTGGCTCGTCGAATAACTTACCGAATTGTGTTTGTAGAGTTGATATTTCGTAAGACGTGTTATGGCAAACTAAGTGTAAAGTTTTAGTGAAGCTTAATAAGCTTAAGATTTCTGGCTTCTCAACTAACAATGCGGCTTCCCAGCTTTCTTGGTAGAACTGCGCTAGTTGTATCTCGCCATAGAAGCCTGTTGTTTCTATATCAAAAGCAACAGGTCTTGAAGTGTCAATCGCGTCGCGCACTTCTGTAAGTGTCGCCATGCTATATTTAAGTTGTCTCATTTATACTCTCCAGAGTGTAATAAATGCTGAGTTAGGCTTATCAGCTACCTGGTTTAACACCAACTGCTGCTCGCTATTAGGACTTTATACCTCGTTTTAATCGCGCTGCAACTCGTTCCAGTATTAGTTTTATATTATAGTTTTACTTTTGGCTTGCCAGCAGGTGCGTCACCTGAACTTCGAGCAGGTTCATCAGCTTGTGCTTCAAAACCGCCTTCGTTTAAGTCTTCACCTGTCCAGCCGTCTTCATCTTCTTGAACATCAAAGCCAGCGTCAGAACTAAACTCAACAAACTTAGTTAACTGGATTGCGTTCAAGTAAAGTGTCACACCAACGTTAGGACCGTTTTGGTAAATAGCCATTGCACCTGAAACTGCGCCACGTGAACCATTACCAATCTTCTTAGCACCAAGAGCTACTTCTGCGCCTTTTGCGTTCATAGTCTTAATAACTTTAGGTGAACCATCAGGAAAAGAAATGCCTGTCCAGAAGTTTACTAGCGTATAGCCAGTTGACTTACCTTCTTTATCAAACTCTTCTTTAATACCATTAGACTTGTACTTATTTTTACCTTTAGGTTTGTTTTCTTCCCAAAAGGTTTCGATAAGCTGTGATACTTTTTCAAGTTCAGGCGAGTCGTTCTTAAATGCAACAGACGCTACATAGCGGTCGTTGTCATTCAAATCCTTCTTGCCTCGTCCAGTGATAAATACCCATTTTAAGTCACCTACTGGTGTTACCATACGTTCTGCCATCTTATTCTCCGAATTAGTATCTAATTTGATACGAGTGAGTCTTTTCGCGTCGATACTCCAGGACGTTAACTTATAGCTTCTTAACTGCTTTTGTTGCTTCAATAGCCTCAGGTGTCATTGACTCTTTTAACTCGTCTTGTACTTTTTTGACGAGCAAAGACCGCTCAGACTTACGTAGCCAGTTCATTAGTTCTTCTTCAGCTTCTAGACAAGAGCTATGTATCGAAAGGTCAAGCTTGTTGACAAGCCATTGATACTCAAATGAAGCGTAAGGGTCGATGTTAGGCGTGTCATCGATATGCGCTACTTTTACAACTTTGAATTGTCCTTTGCTAGTCATTACTAAAGCAAAATCACCTGCTTGAACTAGGTCTTTCTTAGCTTTGTAGGTATAAAGTTTAGACAAGCCTTCTATGTAGTCGTTATCAAATGTTACTTGTACAGTGTCAATCTGGTCAATCAGTAAGATAGTCGCTTTGTTACGCAAGTTCATTACCGCACCTCCGCATGTAGCTCTGCAGCATATTCATACTGGTCATACTGGTCTTGCTTGTCCCAGCCTTCTAAGTCAATTAAGCCTTCATCGTTCAAGCGTTCTAGAGCTTCATATAGCGTAGTATATTTGTCCTCGCTAATAGGACTGTTAGTAACTGTATGTGCTCCAATGTCGTCATCATCAGCATACCAGTCCACCACTGTTTCTTCAGTGTGACCACCAATTTCGTTGTTTTCGTCGTCCAACAGAAAAGTAGTGGCTTTATCAAGTAGTTCATCAAGACTTCTTGGCCTATAAGTAAATTGTTTCATAATTTTGCTCCTAAGTAGTTTCTAATTAGTTTCTATATGCATCCACAGCACATGACAATTATATATTATTTATTTATGATTGTAAACGTTTATTTTATTGCTAGTTCTAGTTAGTAACTACTAGCTTGACTGCTCGCGTTATAGCAACATAAAATAACCTAGCATACATGGTAAAGTTAACTTGAGCGCACCTAGCTAGGTCGTTAGAGTCTAAATACACTTCTTCATAAGTAGAACCTTGAGACTTATGTATAGTCATTGCATGAGTAAAGTCAACACAACACACTGAGTCTTTACATGACAGTAGTCTACGCCAAGCTTGAGCTCTACGCTTAGCTAATACTGATTTGTGATTACGTTTACACCAGTCTGCAGCTTTAATACCTGTCTTTTGTTCAATTACTTTATTGTCGTTAACTGCATTTTCAGTTAGCTTACGCATTAGTAGCTTATGGTTGTTTGTACCAAAGCATATTGCTAAATCATGCACTACGTTTAACGTCAAGTTCTTTACAGTCACAAACTCAATGTAAGGTTGGTCAAGCAAAAACTCTAGCGTTCTAAATTTAGTGTTCAACGGCAAAGGTCCTATTGGCGTAAGTATCTCGCTAACTTGCTGTCGGTCTGCTGTAGAGACAAATACCAGTTCGTGCCTAAGCGACGCATTCCAAAGCTCATCATCAGGCCGCGGCGCTTCTCTGCCAGCTAAAGTAAAGTTTAGCTCTTGCACTCGCGCGTTTGTCCAAGCTAGTATAACTTTGTCTTCACAGCTAGACGCTCTATAACATTCATCTAAGTCTTTGCCTCTAATAAAATGCTCTGACGAAACTAAAGGCTCTGGCTCTGAACCATCTATATAGCTAATTAGCTTTGTCGCTACGTCTACTAAGTCTTGGTGGTCCGTACGATGCACTTTAGTTAGTTGCACCCAATAGTCACCACAAGGCTCTATAGCTTGCATATCTTTTACTGGTGGTAACTGATAAGGGTCACCTACGTATATAAGCTTTGCTGAAGGCGTACCGTCATCGTTGTTGTCTTGTAAGGCTATCAAGTCCATATAGTCTTTTTCGCCTACCATACTATATTCGTCAATGATAATAACGCTATAAGCTTCAGAGTCGCCCATTTTTAGTCTCACGTCAACGTGGTCGGCTTTTGTGGCCTTTTTATTGACTCCTGGACGTTTCTTTAGAAAAGAATCTAAAGTTGTCACATGTGCGTTCTGTGGAAGCTTTGAGCGTAGCACTCCGCATGCTTTATGAGTGAACGCGCAGACTATATAGTTTATGTCTGCTGCTCGTAAGTACTCAACAACGTCATGAAGCTCTGTAGTCTTGCCTGTGCCAGCTCTGCCAGTGATGTACATTTCATAGGCTTCTGTATCAGCAAGAAACTTTGTTACTACTTTACATGTCATGTTATTCTCCGTCAGTTAGCTTGGCGAGCTTCCAATCTTCATACGGTTTTCTAACATTAAGTCGCCATTTGATATAGCCCATCTTCATAGCTAACGGGTTGTCTTTACGAGGGCGATACTGAGCTGCTTGGTTAGGCATCCATCTAATAGTAAACGCCTTAGATATTGTGGCATCAGTAAGCGTGAACGTATCAGTACCTCGCATGTTCTCAATTAGCTCAGTTATCTGGTTCTTAAATATACTATCCTTGTCCCTAAGTTTTGGCGACTCCATGCAAGTAAAGAATAATGTAGCGTTAAACTCTTCCATAAGGTCAAATAGCTTGAACCAGTTGCCAGACGAGATTATGTTCTTGACTACCATGATTGGGTCGCTTTGTTCCATAGATAGCAGCTGCTTGTCTTCAGTTAGAGGCACTGCAGGTAACACCTTAGGACAGAACGTGCTTATGTACTTAGCAATTGTTCCTGCTTTAATGCCTTCAGTTATAAAGTCGATAATACGCAATCCGTGACGCTGCTCAAACTCCTCAATAGGCTTAGACTCTAACATGCTAGACTTAGGCATAATAGAGAAGAGTCTACGGTCGGCACTATCTTCTTGATACCATGGCTCGTTAGCTAATAGAATAGGCAAAGCAAACACAGGCACGTTACGTCGCACTGGCCGTCCTTTAGGCTCAATATCTAGTGTCTTTTCACCAGTAACGGTTTTGAGCACCGCTTTAATGCCTTCTCGCTCACGATTAGATGCATCATTAGTTTCAGACAAGATTAGCACTGCTGTGTCTACTAAGAACTCATTAAACCTGCCTGTAACATGCGCAGCGGAAGGCCTACTAGTAGTATTGCTACCAAACAATTGCTCAATGAATTGTGCAAAGTGAGACTTACCTGCACCACCTACGCCGACCATGTAAAGTATCACAGGTATATTCTCTAGTCGCTTACCATGAAACGCAATAACTTGTTTCATAAATAAGTTTGCTGCTGCGTCACTATTAACTAAGTGGTCAATGAAGATATTGAATGCTTGCACATACAAGTTGCTTTCGTCAACGGTTTCAGTGTAACAACTAGGGTCACGTAGCACCCGTAGTGAGTAGCTTGGTTCCGCAGTATTTAACAGTGTATGCCCGTGACTATCAGTAAAGATACCTAACGGAAGCCGCACAGACTCTTCCAGGCGTATTAGCTTTAGCTTCTTAACTATGTTGGCTGCAGGACATTCTTGCTGCGGGTCTGTGTCCTTAGAGTATATCTGGTCGCGTAAAGACCTGGCTCCTTGTATTTCAATCAGTTCTTTGTTAGAGTGATTAAACTCAATAAACTTGTTAGCTGCGTTCTCTAAGGTGTAATACTCTAGGTTTTCACCATACTGGTTTATAATAGTATGTGATGTTTGGTCCCACTTTTCGTTATAGCGCCAAATAGGTTTGCCTTGAATCGAAGACTTCTGAAGTACCATAGGTGATACAACTTCGTCCATGAACCGCTTAGGTGGCATAGGGTCATCTACTTGTGCATTGATAGCTTGCATAAAGTCTGCGTATAGCTCAGGGTCAATAGAAGGGTCGCTACCTGCGATAGCACTTACTCCAACTATATACTCTGACCAAGACCCTAGCATAACTACTTCTTCAGAGTTAGGATGCAGCCACTTACGGTCAGTATAGTGTTTAGCTGCACGAAACTTTAGAGGCGTGAATATGCGATACACTCGCTCAACTAATGGTGTCTCGTCGAGCTTGCCAAACACGCCAGCTCCATCAGCTACGGCTTTAGAGTCAATGACAAACTGTTTAACTAATGGTGCATTAAACGGCATGTTAGACTCTAGCGTGTTGGTAGCCTGCTGAACAGCAACAGGTCTAGGCTTGAGTAGCTTAAGCAGGTCTACAACTTGCTTAGGTGCGTAGTCTAGCTCTGCCCCTTTCTCAATAGGCTCTTTAGTCTCGTTAGCGGTAGTCGGCAAATAGACCATAGCATTAGCGCCACTCTCACGCCTCGCCATGTAGTCGAAGTGTATGGTATCATTCTTAATACTATACTGATGTAGCGAAAGTAAGTTCTCACATAGTAGATAGAGAATTGTGCCACCTGGTTTACCTCTCGATTTGAACTTAAACTTGTAGTCTGGATGCAGCGCTGTAAAGAGTTCCCATGCTTGTGCATTGTCACAGTCTAGTGCAACTACTTCTACTTCATCTTTTTGCTTAGCAGTTAGCTGTCCACATATTAGTCCACCTAAAGGTGTATTGTTATGTTCTGTACGAGCACGACCGTAAACATTTGTCCAATTAGCAGGCATAACATCGTTAAAGCTAAGTGTCTTATCGCCGCTACGTATCTGCTTCTTCCCGTGCTCGTCACGAGCTAATATGACGTTAGTCTGGCCTATTGGCATTGTGCGCAGGCCTAAGTTAGTAAAGGTATGTACTGTAGTAGGCTTGCTCATTAGCTAGCAACCTTTAACCATTCTCCGTATGGGAAGGTACCTTCAAACTTCCAGTCTTGCGGTGTCTCTTGTAAGTCAGGCGCACGCTGGAGCCATTCTGGTCGAGTAACTGAATATAAGTCAGCTCTATCAGCAGTGAACACATCTGACGTGCTCTGGTAAGTCCACTTAGTATCTAGACCTAACTGCTTATGCACTTTAGTTAGCGGCACTCCTAAGTCTAGCAGCTTGTTTCCTTCTTCTAACATATCAAGGCTTAGTAGTCTCTTGCGTCTGGCCATTGTAGTCTCCTATAAGTAGTTTATGAGTGACGTCAAGGGGGAGGAGGGAGAGAGACCTTGACGCCACACATAAACTAGCTATGTTGTTTTAATTTATTAAAGTTAAGCTAAACAGAGAAATAAAAGAGGGTGCCGAAACACCCTCTTATAAGTTATGCTACTTCAACGCCTTCGTCTTCAAGATACGCAAGCACTTGTTCACGAGTTTCGAAGCCTTCATCAGTTGCTACAATCATCTTACGAGCTTCTTCGATGTCAGCACGCACATCAGCAATTTCGCTCATATCTAAGTTACCAGCTTCAACTTGCGTCAAGATGTCCGCTGTTGCTGCTTTAGCAGTACGTTGCTGTTTAGTCCAATTAGACACACCAGCTTTGCTCATTGAAGCAAAGCCAGATGCAGCAGATGCTTTCTTACCAAATTCAACAGCTTCATCGCCTACCAAAGGCATCCAACGCTTAAAGTAGTAATCTAAGATAGCTACTGTTTCGCCAGCAGAATCTTTAATGAATGTGCTAACAGCTTCACCTGCAGCAGCACGACCTTTAGTCGAAGCTAATGCAACGATGTCGTCCATTACTGTCTTAATTGATTTGTTTTCGTTTGCTTGTAAGAACTCTACTAGTGGTTCAAACGCTTTTTTAATTGCCATGATAAACTCCAGTTTATATGCTTTATTTATTTTGTTTCTTTCTGCGTTAACAGATTTGATGATTATATATTGTTTGTTTAGACTTGTAAACATTTATTTTTAATTTTATTAAAACTGTGCCAGTTCTAATCAGAACTAAACCATGGTGCACCTCCTGGCGAGACTTTTTGAGTTACTGTAGGCTGTATACACGTTGTTGTGTATACAGAACTCAATTTAATTGTTTAAGGACAAACAAGGTGTGTATTCAGTGTATTCAGTGTATTGTATACATTGTATACACAAAGATGCATACAAAAACTTGATTCAATTTTGTGTATACAACTTGAAAGTAGTGTATTTAGAGCCGTTTTGGCCAACTTAGGCTGTTTTTTAGGCTGTAAATCATAAACTTAAACTACTAAGAAAGTCCATCTGTATACGTCTGTATACACAAAAATACAAATTGAGTGTATGCGGAAAAGTCCAACAAAATCAAGGACTTAGGCTCAGTTTTTAGGCCTTTTCGTCTGTATACACTCTTTTTCAAGTCCGGCCGTGACAATCGGTAATGCCATAAACGCCATAAAGTAACCCTCCAATAGGGACGTTGGGAACGATTATATATTGTATTTTATGTATATAGTGTATACAGCTTTAATAGTAGTATACATAAATAATATATAGATAAAGTAAGCTCACAAAGACCACTTAGCTTTGAGTGTCATATAGGTCCATGTAGTTAGATGGCAACTCAGCCAAGAAGGTGCCCCAATACTATTTAGTTCTACCACAGCTTTGTTAATTAAGTTCACTCGTGTAGTGAAGTCATCAGTCGTATTAGCTTCTGTTAGGTACGCCGAAGCCTTGAAGTAGCCCATTTTGGCCATTAAATAAGCTTCTTGAACTAGCATGCTATATAGTGTTCTATTTTGAGTTCTCATTGGTCTTCCTCCAGCTCAGCAGTTAGTTCAGCTTCCAACTTGCTATTAAATAATGTGCACGACTCTCCATCTAGCATTTCAAAATTGTGTTGACCAATTAGTATGTCCATTAGTGTCTGCCAAGTATGCAAATCCATCGTTACTTTAATCATAGCAATCCTCCATGAAGCCTCTTTAGTTAAGGCTTTAGGGAAGATGCTCTTGAGCTTTAACACTCAAGAGCGCTACCTTTTAGATACTAGCTAGCACTTCATCAGCTGACGTGAAGCCTTGAGGCATGTTGTCAGTAATTACAGCTTTAGCTTCTGCGATTAGTCGCTCTTTAGTTTCAGCGATTTCATCAGCTCCAATTTCACCAGTTTCTAACATAGTCAAAACAGTTTCGCCAACTTTCTTCACAGCGTTATTTTGTTTTGTCCAGTTAGATACACCAACTTTACACATAGTATTGAATCCAGTTGAAGAACTAGCTTTCTTGCCATATTCAACATCTGCTAGCAATTCCCATTGCTTGTGATAGTAGCAATAAATCGCTACAACTTCGCCCTTGTCGTTCGTCAAAAAAGTTTTCTGATTTGCTTTTTGGGCCGTCATTGCTTTGATGTCGTTAAGAATAGACGACACCTTTTTATTCTTGTTTGCTTCTAAGAATTCAACAAGTTCAACGTATGCTTTTTTAGTGTTTATAGTCATAATAGACTCCTTTTGGTTTATTTGGAGAGCAGTGCTCTCCCAGCAGTAAAATACAGGCGTAATCATACTGTTGGGAAAGTACAGCTCAATTTCTTATAGGCCACCTCTAGCGCATAAATTTTTGACGGTTCTCTACAGTCAATGACACTAATCAGTTGGCTCTATTCGAACCAACTAAGTGGTATTATCGCTCTACGCTAATTTCCGACGGACTATGCCCGTTTAATATTTTTAATTCTTGCTCGATTTGATGCTTGATAACGTTTAAGCTTGCCTTGTTATCAAAAACATAAGTTGTACCTGTTAACTCGTTTTCTTCGCTATCTTTATAGTTAAAAAAGATAAACGTTACGTCTAGTGCCGATAATGTTGTTGACATTTAATGCTCCTTTTGCATATTAGCTTATATATTTTATATAAATATATTCGCTTCAGTTATTATATATTAAAATAATCAGAAAGTAAACAGTTTATTTTAATATATTTATCAGCTTATATATTTTATATAAATATATTCGCTTCAGTTATTATATATTAAAATAATCAGAAAGTAAACAGTTTATTTTAATATATTTATCAGCTTATATATTTTATATAAATATATTCGCTTCAGTTATTATATATTAAAATAATCAGAAAGTAAACAGTTTATTTTAATATATTTATCAGCTTATATATTTTATATAAATATATTCGCTTCAGTTATTATATATTAAAATAATCAGAAAGTAAACAGTTTATTTTAATATATTTATCAGCTTATATATTTTATATAAATATATTCGCTTCAGTTATTATATATTAAAATAATCAGAAAGTAAACAGTTTATTTTAATATATTTATCAGCTTATATATTTTATATAAATATATTCGCTTCAGTTATTATATATTAAAATAATCAGAAAGTAAACAGTTTATTTTAATATATTTATCAGCTTATATATTTTATATAAATATATTCGCTTCAGTTATTATATATTAAAATAATCAGAAAGTAAACAGTTTATTTTATATAAGCATTCGATATTGATAATCGTTATCATATAAGCATATCGTCATATAATAATATAAGCATTCGATATTGATAATCGTTATCATATAAGCATATCGTCATATAATAATATAAGCATTCGATAT